TACTACTACTACTACTACTACTACTAATACTACTAATCCTACTACTACTACTACTATTACTACTACTACTACTACTACTACTTACTAACATTCACAGTTGTTCCAAATTGTACATTTGTAACAGTGCGTTTATCCGTAGCACTTGGAAGGATTACGGGGGAATACACCATTGGTCTATGAACATCAGTTGGGGAACCATTTCCCAGTGGTCTATCTTCTAATGTATAATATTGATTTCCTGAACCACTTTTTAAATTTGGTACACCATAAAATTCTTCTTTACCTGTATCGGGATTAAATACTTTACCAATACCAGGCATAGATGTTGGTAAATTACTTGCTTGATATTTAGTACCCGCAATTCTTCCAGGTAATTGTGTTTTCTTATAACAATCAACATTCGTCGGCAATACTTCTGTTGATAATCCGGCATTAAATCCCATTCCACTATTTGGTGATTCTGAATTAATATTAATACCTGGACCAACTTTAATTGATTCAAATGGTTTCATATCAGGTTTTTTTGTAATACTTGTTGTATATCGATCTCTTAAATGTCTTATGTTACCCGGGTCATCCTTCGGTATTGATGACCGATCACGTCTTTCAAGTGGTGAAAACATCTCAGGAACTTCTCTTTTATGCATATAAACATCATCTTGTCCAGTAAATGTACTCAGTGTTGTATTTGATGGTGTAGAATAATTATTACCCAAATTATAATTATCAGAATTCCAATTTGCTTGATATACTCCTGTTCCTTTCATATTTTGTTTTGTCGATTGCGGAACCATACCATTTATAGCAAAATCCTCAACCGGTCTTTCAATCGTATTTAATGCATATTCGGGGTTTTTATTACTTATTGCTTCTATATTGTCTGGACTATTTATACTCGTCGGAGTTAAAAAATTGTTTTCTTCACTTGTTTCATTTGATTCAAATGATTCAACATATTTCCACGGGTAATCATTGTATTTTCTGGTTGATTCATTATTTTTATTTTTATTTTTATTATAAGAGTCTAATAAAAATCCAATTGTTGTTACTCCTACAATTGTTCCAATTGATAACATATTAGTATTAATTAATATTTTATTTTAATTTTGTTGAAAATTAAAATAAAATACTTATTTACTTATTTACTTATTTACTCATTTACTCATTTACTTAAATACCCTGAGGTTGTATTATTTCCCATTTATTATTACTTCCTGTTAAACCTGTATTATTACAACCATCTTTATTTAACATTGATGTAATATTGCAACCACCATTACTATATGGTGCATTTGTCTCAAATGGAGCCTTATTATCATTTCCATATTGTGGACTACTTATACCAACAGATTCAACGTCTGTCGCATTAAAGTGATTCCACGTTTTGGGGTCTCTTAATCCAAAGTCAGCCCATATAGGATACGATTGCATATCTTTTATTTTTAAACATGTCGGATTCTCTAATTGTTGGTTCAAATTAAGTGGTCCAAGTGGATTATTCGGTGTAGCTAAATTCCAAGTATTTTTTATTAACTGATTTGAATCTAACCCACCTCTTTCGAGTGCCATTCTTTCAATAATGTGTGTTAAATTTTGTGGAGAAGTGTGTAAATTGTCAGAATTTCCGGCAAATCCAGCTTGCCAATTCACATTTGATAAATCTTTTGCTACACCTTTAACTCTTGTATATTCAGATAGTAAAAATTGGTCATATGTTGTATCTGAATTGGTCAGATTACCTCCACCAGTTTCAATAACATGTGAATCAATTGGGTCCATAAATGTTTCCATGGTTCTTTCAAACTGTGCTGCGGTTGATGGAACTTGTTCATTTTTATCAAGTCCAAAAATTTCTATTTTTTTTTTATAATTTGTCTCAGGAATACATTTAGTTAATGGATTACCTCTATCTGATAAAAATGATGATACATCTATAACTTCTGGTGGTGTGTGTAATCCGACAGAAGAATTATTAGTAATTGGCGCAATATTATATTGAGGGACATTTTGTATTGGATCTAATATATAATGCATCGGTGCGACACATTCATTATCATCCTCCCAATGTTCGGTTAATATTTCAGTCATGCTTAATTATCTATTTTTATTTTATTTTTATTTTATTTTAATTATTATTAATTAATTATCAGGCTTTATTTGAGCACCACTTTTACCACCGGGATTTTGATAATTGATCATAGCATTTCGAGTTGATATTCCAGCCTGATTCGAAAATAATGTATAATTACCACCTGCACCTTGTGATGTTATACTCATTGATTCGTTTAGACCTAAAATATCTTGATTAAATCTATTAGATAACTTATTATCCCAAAATTGTCCTGCATTTTGAACTACTTCCGCCTTAACTGCTAGATCACCATAATGAGGAAATTTAATTGCTGAGACATCATTATCAGACCTCTTTGACCTTAATGTTAAACCAGTTTTTAATGTTAAATCTAAATCTGTTTCAAGAGGGTTTACACCATTTGATGAACCTAAAAATGCACTTGTACTCATAGGAGGTGTATAGACAGATGAATGACCCCTATTTAAATTAGATGGAATAGCCCGGTCATAAACATTTGGGACTGCACTAAATTGCGCTTGTCCAATAGGAGTAAATGCTAAATATTTATCATTTGTCCCACTGATATTATTAAAAGAATTTGCATAATATTTCATCGGTTTTGTTGATAAATCATCTTGTTGAGAAATGCTTGCAGAATCATTGTGTATTCTGGTCCATTCATCAAACATTGCGTTGTTGTTTAAGTTATTTGAATGATTAACTGTATCTACTGATGACATTTAATTTATCAATTTATTTTATTTTTAATTTATTTTATTTTACAATTATATTATTTTCTTGTTCATTCAAATAACTTAGTGTTTAAGTTATTTGAATGATTAACTGTATCTACTGATGATATTTAATTTACTTTACTTTAATTTACTTTACTTTACTTTAATTATAATGTTCCAAAATTAGTTGGTGTAGATACATCAAATCCAGTACAATTTTTATTTTCAACCGCTTGACCAGCTCTTCTTGAATATACACTACCCATTTTACAATTATCTTCTGTTCCATATAACCAATTTGCAAATTCACCTTGTTTATTTGGAACACTTGTATTCGGCATTGTATAATATTGTCTTGTTCCTTTATCAAATATAAAATCCGATTGTGTACGGAAAAATTTATTATTAATAAATTTATTCATTTTAATATCGTCATCCGATTTAGAATATAATTGTTCTTTATCGTAATCAGTTATTTGAACATTTTTAAGTGGATTATTGCTTTTTTCTTTCGTGTTAAAATTATCAGATTTTCTTAAAGGTTTTTGTTCTTCTTTTAATAAATTATCAAAGTGTGTATTTTCGTAATTGTCTTTTTTATACATTAAATAATACAAAACAATTAATGTGATAACAATTAATCCTCCAATTAAATATTTAGATTCTTGTGTTAGACAATACAATACTAATACAGTTATTATTGTGAATCTTGTATATGTATTTAATTTTTCATTTAAAGTCCCATTTGAAAATGGATTAAAATTACACCCGTCACTAAATAATATAGCTGGTTTTTTTAACCAGAATTCTGACATGTATATTACATAATTTTATTTTATTTTTGATATTAATGATTCTGATAATTGATTGTTGTCATTAATATTTTCAAATTCATCCGGAGATAGATTATTATATATATTATTAATTTTATCAATAACACTTGTATCTTTATTAATATACATTTCTCCAATAACATATAATGTTTGTACATAATCCCAGATTGAAGTTTTTGATTTGTCTGTTAAATCTTCCCAATATTTAACTAATCCAATATCATCACTAAACGATGTACAATTTTTCAATTTATTTACAAATTGCTTTCTATGAACAAAAAAATCAGAATCCCGGGTTTTAATTTGAGTTTCAAAATTTAAACATCCACCCATAAAAATTTTAATTGGTACTGATGAATCATACATTTTTGCAATTTTAAATGTGTTATAATAACTTTTTAATTTAGATTCATCGGGAAATTGATTTATTAATTTATTTACAAATTCGTCGAGTGTATTGTTAAATTCAGTAAATACTGTATTCATTTATATTATTTATTAATTAATTTTTTTAAATACTTTAAACTAATTAATTATTTTAATTAATTTATTTTATAATAATAAGTTATGGAACAAATAATAAATCCAAGTTCTATTAATATATATGGGATTAATGCATTCATTAATAAATTTAATACTACAAATTATATATTAAATTTAGATACATTAAAAGATACATTTAAAATAGATAATACATTTGACCCTTCTTTAAATCAAATCGAGACTGCGGAATTACCTGCATATACACAATTGACATATAATGAAAGAATCACGGAACAAGATGTTAAATATTCAACCAGCTATAATAGACCACCAATTGGACCAATTGAAAATTTTTGTTATTGTTATAATTGTAATAATATTAGTCCTCAGTATCATACTGAGAATTGTCCATATCCAGAAAAAAAGAGTCTTTTATTAACATTAGAAGGGGTATACCATTATGTTATATTAAATACTTCATATTCTGGTCCTCTGGATGAATTAAAAGAATTATGGGAAAATTCTAAACTAACTCAAAGTATTCTTAATAAATATAGTTTAATTCCGGATTATATTAAAATAAATAACGGAGATGTTCTGCCTGATAAATCATTAACAAATATTTCATATTTTGATGTAGTTAAAACGAGAGGTCCACAAAAAATTGAATATTCAACAGCGACAACAAAATTTAGTAATAACATTTTTTTAACATATGAATTAAATAATAATAAAAAAACATCTATCCGAATAAGTAAAAATGGTCTAATTAATTTAATTAATATACCTTATTCTGAATCTGATAGAAATAAACTGTATTCTACTCTTATCGATAGGATTAATTCTGATAGTGAAAATGTTGATATAGGAGAATTTAATCGTGCTATAAACGGTGATTATGATAAATACTCTATTATAAATAAATATAGTTATATTCATTCAATGAATAGCCAATTTCAATTGTGGGAAATTAAAGATAAATATTCTATTTATTTCAATAAATTAAATGATTTAATTAGTCCATATGGTAATATGGGGAAAACAATTCCAGGACAATTTACTGAAATTGAAAATAACAACGGAAAACAAATAATTAAATTAATAAATCCACTTAACAAATCAGAATCAATAAATATAATTAATTGGGTACATTCTTTGGGTAAATTAACGAAGAATCAAACAAAAACGCGGGAAGAAATAAAATGTATTATACTACCAATCGATGGAATTAAAATAAGTGTTCAAATACATAAACATGGAACTTTTCAGATGTCTATGAGTTATTGTAATTCTGGCGATATTAAAAATAATATATGTAAAAGTGTTATAACACATGAAAATTTAAAATTAGAGATAAAATATCTTGAATTAGTACAAAGAATTTTTGTTAATATATTTAATATTAAACCAGATTTAGTATATTCAAGTTTAGATTATTTAGTCGAAGATATAACAGAAGCAAAAAACACCGTTTCCGGAAATAAACCACCAAAAAGACTAAATTCCAGTACAGAAGTATGTCGTTCCAAAGACCCCAGACAAGGATATCCCGGGCTTAGACCACTCCCATATTCATGGAAAGGTAAATGCCCTGAATCCAGACAGTATTTAGACTTTATTGGAGTAAAAGGAGTAGATAATTTATATTATCCGTGTTGTGCTTCAAAAAATAAAAATTCCGAAGAACTTGTTAAAAAATATTTAATTAGCGGATTTCCAAAAGATATAGCAGAACAGAATAAATACTCTGTAAACAAATATGAGGATCGTGGAAGTGGTGTTATAATACCGGGAAGTATGTCTGTTGGTTCTATAACAAACGTATTAATTAATGGAGCTTATAAAAAAGTTGAAATTATTTCTTTTGTGGGAGTAAAACCAAAAGTTTTTACGGTTAAAGATTTACAAACAGGTAAAATATTTAAAGTAGATAGAGGTGATTTACAAAGAGATTCGCGATATTTTCCTGGTCTAAAATCATTCTCAAAAGATAAATTAATAAATTGTATAATTAAAAATATTAAACAGAATGATAAAATAAAAAACGTATTTAATTTACAAAATTTAACAGAATTAAAATCACTAATTGACAATGTTGAGAGTATTTCACAATTAACATTTTATAACATAAGTATATTCAAGCGAATTAAATTTTATGTAACAAGTATTCCAGAAGATTCTGAGCAATATTATTTAATTATTACGCCGGAAGAAAGTTATTACATTAATTATTATGGAAATAAAGAAGAATATAGTTTATCTGAAAATATAAATAAAACTATTATATTTAATGGATTCAAAACTGAAAATAAATATTACATAACAGATTTATTATATTACAATAAAAAGATTAATAACAATTTTAGCGATAAAATCGAATTATTAAATGAATTACAAATGATGTATTTTTTATCAGAACAAAATATTGAATTTAATATTTTTGAAGAAAATGTAATTAAATCCTCCGCGGATTTATTAATTGAAACATCTGGAACTAATTTAATATTTATTCCAGAAAAAGGTGTTCCATTAATTTGGAATGATATTTCTGTAGAAAAGGAATTGGTTTTACAAATTATTAAAAAAGATAAAACAAATTACTTTACTCTTGGATTACATAATACTCCAATTACAGGATTTAATATTGATTTTAGTAGTATTTATATATCTAAGATATTTATGGAAAATAATAATCTAAAAATAAACGATTATGTATTATTTAAGTTTGATTATAATATACAGACAGGACTATTTTCATCAAGACCTCTACAACCAATTGAAAAAGTTGATAAACCAGATATTACTACACACAAAACAATGAATAATATATCATTAATTTTGAATCCAATTAAAGAATCGTTTTTCTTAAATAATAAACTTGAATCAGATTATATATGGTTATGTCCAGACTTTATTCTTAAATATGTAGATGACTCTTTACCATTAATTGAATTTATTTGAATTTATTCTTCTGTGTAACCGAATTTAATTTATTAATGAAAGTAATCCTGTAATTAATTTTTTAATTTCTAAATATTCCGCTTTTCTATCAGTAATTTCTAATTCGATTTGATAACTTGAAGGTCCAAAAGTAAGATCGTCAGAATTAAACTTGCGTATTTCTGTGCAATCAACCTGCAATATACCTAAATTAAATGAAGTTCTTTTTTTCTCTATTCTTAATGAATAATTATTATTTTGAACTATAATATCCGTACTTTTTTCATTTGATAATGAAAAACGGAGGTCGAAATTATATATATATTTTAAGTCAATGTCATAATTATCTATTTTACTTTTTATTACTGAATTTAATAATGTTTGAGACTTTAAATCTTGTAAATATAAATATCTGCTTCTTACAGAATCCTTATAATAATCATTTAAAACATAATATTCAAATTTAAAATTGTTATTTACCAATATATCCATAATTCTTTTATATAAAGTTAAAGGTAAATTCGGTTGAAATTTAGTTTGTTCTATATATCCTATTCTAATCTCGTACTCATAATTATCATATTTCTTAAATTCATTTAAATTATTTATTATACTTAATTTGTTTTTTTCATTAAAAATATTCATTTTATTATTATTTATTGAACAATTTATCAATTGACTTTTGGATAAATATTGCATTAACATTTTTATACCAATATTATCCAATTTATCAATAATAAAAAACATTTTAATGATATCTATATTTACGGGTTTTTTTATAGAATTAAATACGTTAATAGCAGTAGATTTACTATTTGGTTCAGTTTTGTCTGTTCTTATATTTTTTAATTTGAATTTGTCATTAACTAAGGTAAATTCGCCAATTGTTCCAGATTTAACTTTTTGAAATGGTTCAACCGGATAAGGAAAATTTCTTTTAACCGTGAAAGGTATATAACCACTCCCAGATTTCATTTTTAACACAACAGTTTTACCAGAATAATCTATTAAAAAATCTATACTTTGTTCTTCTATTGGTTTCCATTTATATTGAATATTTAAATATCGTTTCCATGCTCCACCTATTATATACTCTGTATTAAAAGGTGTGAAAATTAATCCATCTAATTTAACTGGGATATATTCCATTTTTTTAATTCGATCTACATTTATTAAATCATAAAATTTTTTTCTAAATTCACTTAAATTTTTCTGGAAAAATCCATTTTCAGAATATAAAGGTTTTTTAATTTGTAATGCATTTATAAAAATTAACGGTTTTATCTCCGGAATAAACCAATCACAGTCTTTAAAAGAATTACTTAATAAAGCACGATAATCATTTAATTCATTTGGGACAATAAGTAAATTAAGTATATTATATCTTCTGAAATATGGCCAACGCGACCCCCCAATTGGTCCAGCCATTGCTCCTTCACTACCAATATTTAGTCTTTTGTCATCAAATATTCCAGAATAGTCTATACTTATTGGACCATACAGAATATCAAAAGCCATAAATGAGAATGATTTAATTGAATAATATTTGGTTGAAAGGTCCGTAGTAGTTTTATTGTTTTTATCATAAATTATAAGCTCCCCATCTATTAACAGTTTAGGTAATTTAGAACTAATCGTTGGTAAATCTTCTCGCTTACTCGCTTTTAAAGTGTAAAAATTATTCTTTCTATCAATAAAACACATATTCCTCCCTCCTGATTCTGTTTTATAACATGAAAATAACAGTACTCTAACACCGTCAGCTTTTTGTGTTACTGAATATCTATAATTTCCTTTAATGTCTTTTGACATAATATTAAATATATCTTTTCTTTCAAGAGTTATAGGTAAACCACCTATAAAAGTTGAATCGGGAGTTTTCTCTGTTATAGAAAACTCTTTAACATATTTTAAATATTCGTTTTTACCTGCTATACTTTTAATTACTTCCAAGTATTCTTTTTTAATTTTGAAATATTCAGAATTCTTATCTTTACTTGGTCTTATAAGTTCCATTAATATTAATAAATAAAATAATAAATATATAATTACTTATTATTTTACTTTTTATTACTTTACTTTACTTTACTTTACTTTATTACTTTACTTTAATCCCATCTGTGTCCCAAGAAGTCCACCAAAATTAGAATCGTAAATACTTACATATTGTTCTTGTTGTAACGGCTGTCTTCCAGAATTAATTCTATATATTGAATCCGAATTTAAACAATTACTTTTGTCTCTATTTTCTTTTAAGTTATAATTTGGAGGGATTGAATCATCTTGATTAATATAATTTATTACCGAGTCTTCTATTACAGGGTCTTCTGTTACCGGGTCTTCTTTTACACCCATTCTTATAAAATCTAATTCTTCGATTTTAGGTGGAACAAATGTTTCGGAATTGTTGAAAATAACCATAATTATTAGAATTATCAAAGCAAAAATAAATAATAGTGAAATATTCATTACTATTATTTAGTATTATTTTATTTTATTTTATTTTATTTTATTTCTTTTATTATTATAATATGAAAATGAAAGATGAAATGTATCTATATGGATTTATAGTTGTGGCATCAATAGTTGCTTTAATATTAAGCGTTCTTTCTCTTACAAAAAAGGACAAATTCGGGGATAATATTATTCCAGGAACATATTGTGGGTGTCCATCGATGGATGAGACTGAAGGGTGTTCCCATGATGAATATTGCGACTGTAAAGGAAAATTTAACTCAAACGGTGGCTGGGGAACATCGAAATGTGTTAAAACTCAACAACCCAACGTACCAGTAGACCCACACGTCATACGCCCACACGTCATACGCCCACACGTCATACGCCCACACGTCATACGCCCACACGTCATACGCCCACACGTCATACGCCCACACGTCATACGCCCACACCCAAGCCCACACCCAAGCCCACACCCAAGCCCACAAACCAATTCATTATTCATCATCACAACTTCCCAAATTCTAAGAAAAATGATGACAAGAATGAATTGGTTTGTGACCTTCTATCTGAAATAATTAATCCAGACACATTATCTGAAAGTTTAACATTTCAGTCTATTTGTAAAGCTTAAATAAATTCTACTACTTACTACTTACTACTACTTACTACTACGACTTACTAATACTACTTATTCTACTTCTACTTCTACTTCCTCTTCTTCTTCGTTAATTGTTTTGTCATGTGATTTATATACTATAATTTCAAAAGTGTCTTCGCAACCATCAGGTACAGCCTGATTAGCATTTTTAAATATTTTTTTATACAAGGATATTTGAGCTTTTCCAAGAGGACGAGAGTCCAGTTGAAGCCGTTCATATTCTTTTAATGCCCAATCAGACAATTGCCTGGCTGGAAGGCGTTCCTCGCTACTCATACCCATTTGTAAAGTCATATAACGATAAAATGAACCAAATTGTTTAGCTGATGATCTGTGTTCAGCAGATTTTTCATCAGCATTATAAAACTTTTTTAAACTTTGAACTACACTACTAATTACAGAAATACCACCAACTGTAAATAATGCTATATTTTTAGTGTCTGAATTATCTACATTTGCCGCAACTAACGATATTATTGCTCCCGCAGTTGATATGTATATTCCACATAGACTTAATTTATTAGATACGCCCATCCAATAATCTGATGCGGAATGATGCATAAAACGAAGTCCTGCCGATTTTTCTCCCCACGTTTTCATAAGTGTTTCCATATGTGTAGACCATGATGCTGAGACTATTTTTTTTTTGTAATCATCAAATTTAATAGAATCGATGGCTTGTTGTTCTTCACTTATCATTTAATATAATAATTTTATTTAATTCATATTAAAATAATTTATATATATATATAATATGAATTACCTAAAAATAATAGTCTGTGTATTAATACTGTTAATACTTCTTCTTTCTATGAAAAAAGAGTTATTTATTGGTACTCCACAAGAACAAAATCAATGTCATAATTGTAAAAAAACAGAGAATATACTTGGTTTAAATGTGTATTGTACAAAATGTAAATCTGAAAATTTAGATTTGAAATATTGTACGACAAATAAATCTACTCCTTTTTATAAGAAGCCTATTCTAAGTGATCCTACTAATACAACAGAACACGAAAAAGAAGTAAAAATTATAAGACAGAAAAATTTGCATTGTGTACCCAAGGATACAAGGCACCCAGATAAATATTGTAAGGGAGTATCAAACAATTCGTGTGAATTGTTTTCAAAAAACTCAGATATAAGATACATTTCAAAACACACAGGCGAAGCAAAAGCTGGTTATATGAATGATGTATGCGGGGGTGATTACTACTGTGCATATGACCAAACTGACCACTGTGGATCTATGGGAGGAACTTTATGTAGTCCAACTAATATTGGTAATACAATAAAAATTAATAAAAAAACTGTAAAATTACCCGATAATAATCAATTTGAATCTCAATACGGTGATTGTGTATGTGGAACACCGAAATCTGAACTAAATAAACCAAAGAATCAACAAATACACTATGTTTGTTCAGACTTAGATTGTACTAAGATGGAATCTAAGGATAAGATTATACATAAACTTACTCCGGATTTAACAAAATTTTATGGTGGTTATGGTTCATACATGGATATTTAATGTCTATCTTCTGGTTTAACATATTTTAATCCAAGATATTTAAATATATCTTCCTCTGTTTCTGGATATTTTTTTTTAATATCAGATAAATAGTCTTTTTCAGATACAGGTTGTTTATTTAAGTATTTTAATTCTTTTTCACTTAGAGAATATCCATTTTTATTTGCGTGTTTTCTCATTTCTATATTAAAGTTTCCCGAACCAGTTGAGAATAAAAGTGCAAATGGATATTCTTTTTCTGAATAATAGAATATATCGATATGTCGATATTCAGTTTTAATTTTTCCTATACCCATATACTTCGTATTTCCTGAACTAAATGTCATTTCTTCATTTGTTATATCACTTAAATATAAATTATTTTTGAATAAAGTCATTAATTCAGTTTTATATTTATCGCTACTTATTAATACATCAATATCTCCACTTGTTTCTTTTTTTCTTCTATAACTTCCAACAAGTTCAATTGAATACTTATTTGGTTTTTTTTTCATTTCATTAATAGTTTTTTCCATTAATTGTTTGAAAAACCCATTCCAAGAGTTCATTTCTTCTCTCGGTATTCGTTGTTCAAGGTCTTTATAATATTTAAGTCCAATCTCTTGTTTTGAATTTAATAATTCCGGGTGTTTTTTAAATTCAATAATTAAATCTGATATATTTTCAATTCCCTTTGAGTATAATTTATCAGCAGCGGCTGGTCCTATTTCAGGAATTTTAGTTAGTTCTGAAATAGCATTCACTTTTGGGTCTGATAAGTACTTATCTACTTGTGATAAATTTCCCGTTTTAATTATTTGGTCAATTTTTTGCATTACTTTACTTTTCCATTCTTTGTGTTTATTATAATATTCTTCTTCTTTTTCTAATATTCCACCTTCTACAAGAATATTTAAACATTTAATTGGAGTATCGATAATATGTGTCGAATTTGTAAGTATTTTGATAACTTCATTATATGTTTTTTTTTTAAATTGCCAGTTTGATTCTTTCGAAGATTCTAACCCCTGTACTAAAATATTGAAATTATAAATTATTAATTCACGATCATCATTTAATGATTTTATTTTTTTCGTGATATAATCAATAACTTCTTTATTTACTTTAAATATACCAGTTCCTAATCGACCATCAGAGTCTGCCGAATAATAAATTGTTGAATAATTATACTTTTTAATAATATCTTTAACATTTTCGATTGCAAAATCGATTAAGTCTTTTGTATATTTGTTTAATTCATTAAATCCACCAGTCTTTCTGGTTCCTGTTGGTATTCCAACAGAACGAGGTCTTTCTATATCTGGATTATTCTGATTATATGGTCTAATTATAGCATTTCCCTTACCAGATGTGTATTTATTTTTAGATTCAGTGTCGTCATTATATATAAATAATGAATTGGAATAATCTGATTGATTAATCATCCAATTAAAATCTCCATATTCTTTTAATTTTTTAAATTGTATTCCAATAATTTCAAGTCCGGGAACTTTCAATTCAGGAACGTCTAAATATTCAGATTTCACTGAATAATCATGTCTTAATCCTCTATATACTGGATGTCTCGGCACAGAGTCTTTACTTAATTCCATATAACTAAATGATACAATAGAACCAATAGGAATACTAAATTCCGTATTTTTTTCGGAATATCTTTTTCTCTGTTCATCTGATAATCCAGTTCCAATATTAAATATAATACCACTTAATTTAGAATCAATTAATAATTCACACCGAAGAGAACCAAGAAGCCCTTTTAGCCTTCCTTCTCCTGGAATATATTCTTTAACAATTGCTTCTGAATCTTCTTTTATTTTATATTTTAATAAATATTTACTTCTTTTTAATTCATATGGACTTCCAGGAGCTCTTAACATTACACCCTCTGCACCAGCTTTTGTAATTTTTGTATATAAATTTACTAATTGTTCCATACTTTCAATTTTAACTTGTTCTGTAAAATGTAAAGGACAATTTGTATCATTTTCTTGTTCCCATACATTTTTACGGTCTTCTATAATTCTTTGTAAAAATTTCATTCTTTCTTCAAATGGTTTTGTATTACCAGGTAAATCAAATACTTTATAAACAACTGAATCCCATTTAGAATTAATTTCTTTTTTATTTAATTTAGAACCCGGTTTTAAATTTGACAGAGAACTAACCTTCGAAAATTCTCCACGCGAAATCCACATTTCACCATCTAATGCTATACCAGGAGGCATCAAGTCTTCAAACCACTCAGGAACATATGTATAAACTTTTGGATTACCTACATTAGAGCCCCGAGAAATAAATTGTTTTCCGTCCCATATTGCTCTTATTCCATCCCATTTTTCTGATGCATACCAACCAATAGGTGGGTCATCTATATTTAGTTTTTTAGATAAAGCATCACTCATTTTAACAACCTTGGAATCTTTGTATAAATTTTGAGCCAGCATAACTTTTAGATTACTAACATAAATTTTAGAGTCTGTATTTATAATGATTGGAATTTCTGGAAATACTGATTTATTTTTAGACAATTTATTTTCAGAGTAATTTATAAATTCAGATAATGACAATCCGGAATCTGACGCTAATTTTTCCATACAGTTTAGTAATTGGTGTTTTAACATTTATACTTTTAAATATATAATTATAATATATTTAAAAATTTGTTAATTTTTATAGTATACTTTTAAAAAAATTAATGTGAATAAGTATATACATTCAGTTTATATTTACCAGAACCAACTTCGCTCGGATTCACTGTTCGAATTTTCAAAGTATTATGAATATAGTAATCCGTTTTTTTCTTTTTTAATGATAATTCTTTTGATAAATATCGAATCGAGACTTTTTTATGTTCATTATTCCGAAGATATTCTTCAACGGGGTTAATCATTTATATAATATTATTTAATAATTCTTTAAATACAATATCATTTTTACTTATAAAGATTTAATAATAAATTAATAAAATTTCATTTATTAAATGGACTTTGAATGCCCAATTTGCTTAGATACAATTAAATATGCTTCTGTTGGGTCATGTATGCATCACTTTTGTTATGATTGTTTATATGAATGGTGTAAAAGAAGTAATAAATGTCCGATGTGTAAGCAATTAATATTAGAATTTAAAATTGATCATGAATTTAATAATTTAATTCATATGCACAAATTTGAAGAAATTATTCCGATTTTGAGAGTAAAAAATTTAATTATATTGCGCCCCATTAAGGGAATATATAATCCTGGATTAAAAATTAAAAATAATAATAATGGACCAGGTGTTATTATTATTAATATTAAATCAACTGGACTTTTTAATTTTTATAATATAAAAGAACAAGAAGTTATACTTTTCGTAAATGATATACCTTGTATGAATCATAAATTTGTAATGGACCAAATAATGGCTTTAAATATTTCAAATAAAAATATCAATTGTGTATTCTTACACCATTAGACATTTAAAACGCCGAATTAACTTTAACTATTTTAGTTATTTAAAAACAAAATAAACATATAGTGTATAACTAAAAATGGTTAATTATAGTTGTGAAAAATGCGGAAACGAATTTAGTCAAAAAGGACATTATACAAAACATTTAAATAAAAAAAATCCTTGTGTGGTTGAAAGTAAGGTAAAAGAGATGTTAGATAAAGTAGTTGAAGATAAATTAAATGAAAAATTAAATATTGAAAAGAATCAGATTGAATTAAATATTAATAATAATGTATCTTATTTCAATATAGATATATTAGAGTTTAATACACCAAAAAAATTTGATTTAATATACTTAGACCCACCATATGAAACAAATAGAACATTTACTATTAATAGTTTAGATGATGAAACTGGTTTTGAAGATATTTGGAAAGATAATAAATACATTGAATGGTTAGATAAATTAATAAAACAGTTGGAAATTATGTTAAGTCAAAATGGAACATTAGTATTTCATATATCATCAGAAAATAGTTTTATCGCTGAAAGTGTATTAAGAAAATACTTTAAAAAAATTCAAAAAATTTATTGGAAAAGATGTCACGGAAAAAATACAGTTAAAAATAAATTAGGTGAAGTAATAGATGTTATATTTGCATGTAGTAATTTAAATAATATATTTAATTTACTTCATACACCTATTGATGAAAATAGTGTGTGGGCATTTAAAAACAAAGATGATGCTGGTGAATATAGTTTAGGTGCACTTAAACACGATAGAACCAGAAGTGGTTATATGTACACAATTGAAAAAGATAGTATTGTTTATGAAAATAAATATGGATGGAAGAAAAAAAAAGAAATTGTTGAAGAATTAATTCAGCAAAATAGAATTCATTTTGCTCCAAAACAAAAAAATATGTATATAAAGATTTATAAGCACGAACATAAGGGAGTACCTTTATCTAATTTATGGACTGATATTCATTCCATAACAAGAACTTCAAAAGATCCACGAGTATATCCTACCCAAAAACCTCAAAAATTATTGGAACGAATTATAAAATTATATTCTAACGAAAATAGTTATATTTTAGATCCAGTATGTGGTTCGGGGACAACCGGTTTTGTAGGTGATAAATTAAACAGAAAATGTATTTTATGCGACATTAACAAAGACACATTTGATATAATAAAAAAAAGATTTGAAGATAAAATTTATAATATTAAACATTAAGTCTGAATTTACAATATTCTCTAAACTTTTTAACTGCTCGGTTAATATCTCTTCTTAAATTATTTTTTTCACAATAAGTTTTGTATAGATTATATAATTCAGTGTCATCTAAATTGCTTCTAAATACAAGATAATCATATACATATTGATTTAAACGTATTTTCAAATCATCTAAGTCATTAGTTTCTGTTAATGAATTTCTATAACGGAAAGATAATAATTCTGGATTTATTTTATCAACACCATTAAAATATGTTATATCATTTGATTTTTTTAAATTTTCAGTTGAACTTATCAATTGATGATTAATTTCCTCATTAGAACCTCCAAGTGATAATGGAAATATGTGATCGTCATGTTCATTTTCTGCATGTTTATTATATTTGTAATTACCATCAGGCATATAAATAATCCATCTATCACCAACAGATGATCCATATTCGTAAGAGCATAACTTACACATATTATGTAATCCACATTCCATTCCTATTGATAAATTAAATTCATGTAAATTTTTTAAATTTAGACAACGAGAACAGTTCTTTAAATTAGTATCATATTTTTCTATATATAATTCATAAATTTCTTCTGGGGTTTTATCTTTTTTTTCTGATTTTTCTTTATCTATTCTTGCTTTTCTTCTTTGTTGAGAACATTTTTTACAAAATCCTTGTAATCCATCACCAGTTTTAATTATAACTTTATCTTCACTAAGAGATGCCCCTTTTAATTCAAAATTTCTTATAGGAACATCTGGACAACCTTCATGTTTTACGCCAGTCTTACTTCCTCTTTTGTGACCAAAAGTACATTTTTTTGTTTTGCCAGATCTTTTTTCAATTTCATCATATATTTTATTGTGATCCTTAGTTATATTTTTACCTAAATTTTTATTTACGTGTCTTTGTTTTTTTATACTATCATCTTTAACATCTAATTTAACAAACTCATCTGTGATTTTTTCAATTTTGTCACTACTCATTATGAATAGTTTTCCTTTAAGTAATATATAATGTGGTTTTTAATATGATTCTTTTTTTGTAATTTTCACTAAAATAAAAACAAGAAAAAAAGAATTACTTGTGAATATTTAATTAATAAATAAAATATTAAGTACTTTATAATGGGGAAAAATAAATTTGGTCTTGGTCCAAAAACCGACGCACAAATTGCACAAGAAAATCAACAATTACACCAAATGATAGAACAACAATACCTAATGATAGAACAATTACAAGCAGAACAAGAACAATTAGAACAAGAATTACAAGAATTGCAAGAATTACAAGAATTACAAGAATTAGAGTCTAAAACTGAATTTGGTCGTGCAAGAAACTATACAACAAAAGAAAAACGTGAAATGTTTCGTATACTGAGAAATCAAATGAAACAAAGAAGAAGGCTAGAAAAACAAAAAAAACTGTACAAACAAATGGAAACGATGGCTCGAAATAGTGAAGTACTACGCCAATTACAACAACAAAATCAAGAATTACAACAACAATTAAGACAAACTAATAGTGAATAAATAACAAAAATAACAAAAATATAATATATTTAGTATTCACTACTTAAACATTGTAAAAATGGATACATTTAAAACTGACCTTGAATTGAATGGCTATTGTATTATTGAGAACATTTTATCCAAAGAAGAAATAGATAAATCAAAATTACTTTTTCATAATTGGAAAAATGGAATACCAAATTTAGATAAACTACATAATACTATTGACCCTCATGGTATTTATAAATTTCATGAAATTGGTCACCAAGAACACTCGTGGTTTATTAGAACAAGACCAAAGGTAATTGAAGTATTTAAAAAGTTGTGGGATTCCGAAGAATTAATTGTGTCTTTTGATGGGACATGTTATATTGAAAAAGAATCTAAAAAAAAAGATAATATTTGGACTCATACAGACCAAGCATCAAATAATTCAGAAATTACTTGTTATCAAGGTTTCGTTTCTTTGACAGATAACAAAGAAAGAACACTTGTTGTTTATAATGGTTCTCATAAATTACACTCAGAGTATTTTAAAAATAAAGATAAATCCTCGAAAAACTGGAATTTAATTGAACATGATTATCTTGAAAACATTAAAGAGTCAAAAAAAATATTAAATATACCAGCTGGGTCTTTGGTTTTATGGGATTCAAGAACATTTCATCAAAATCGATACTCGAATCCAAATTGCGAAGAAAGACTTGTTCAATATGTATGTTATTTACCGAAGAGTCATCCAAAAAACACGAAGTCTCAAAGAGAAAAAAGATTAAAATACTTTAATGCGAGAAGAACAACTACACACTGGCCTTGCCCCATTAAAGTGAATGGATTACAACCACAAACATACGGGGATACATCTAAGTTAATTGATTATTCAAATTTATTAAAACCAAATTTAGAAGATTACTTAGAAGAAATCTATAAATTAATTTAGATTAATTCATTCACTTTTTTTGCCCAAAGTATTCCATTATTGATATCTAAATCTTCCAATTTTTTCCCGATTAATATACCATTAATGATAGGTATATTATATTTTTTTTTCATTTCTAAAATACCATGTTCTAACGACTTCATAAAATATGTATTATAAGCTGGTTCTTGGTTTAATATAATATCAGTAAGAATTATACAATCATATTTATCTTTTTTAAATAATTTACAAATTTCAGGTATTAAATCAAAAATTCCAGAAACTGAAATAGTACTTATATCTTTATAACCAAATTCTTTTAATTTATGAATACAACTTGTAGTCAACAATGAACTATATTCTAAATTGTGTGTAGTATGTATAATAGAGATTCTTTTAATAGAGAAATAAATATCAGTTTTTGATTTAAATAATTTCATTTATATTTAATATAAATGAAAAAAATTATTCAATAACACCGTAACAGTTAGAAAAGTGATTAATTAAAAAACAATATAAAATTCATAATTCCCATTAACTATTCTAACGTGTAATATTTTTGAAAATATAAATATTAAATAAGCTATTATAATTAAAGTGCCAAGTATTAAATACATATTACTTAAAATATAATAATAATTATAAATACTCCACGTGTTACTTATCGGGTCGCTTAATAGTATTTGTTCTTCGGAGTTCTGAATTATTTTCTCTCTACATATAATACAATCATTAAACTCCCATTGATTTAAGCAATTTTGATGAATATCGAATTTACCGCAATGATTATACTTTATTAAATTTCCTTCTTCTAAACAGATTACACAATGGTCATTTAAATTCATTAATTAATAATAAGATTTTATTATTATCATTTAATACATTTAATAATTTTTTTTAATATTATACAACAATAAATTTCTCTTACTTCACTTACTTCTCTTACTTCACTTACTTCTCTTACTTCACTTACTTCACTTACTTCTCTTACTTCACTTACTTCTCTTACTTCACTTACTTCACTTTCAACTGGAATTATACATTCTCTACATATAAAACAGTCATTTATTTTCCAATTATTTATACAATTTTCGTGAACATTATATTTTCCACAATGATTATATTCAAATAAATTTCCTTCTTCTAAACATATTACACAATGTTCTTTTTCAAATGAACACATTATTATTAATTAATTTAATAAATAAGGATTAAAAACATTTTAATTTGATACTTAATGACTCTTTTTAATCGCTCTGTTGTAATCTGTTCTCATTTTAATTATTTTTTTAACAAAGGGTTCTAAAATTAAACTAAGTTTGTATATTTTAAATTCAATATCATCATTTTTATTAGCAGCTTTAACATATTTCATCAGAATAACTTGAAACGGTATAATATTTTTTGAACCTGAATACTTATACGCTTTTAATACATCGTATGTAAAATCAAGAGTAAGTTCATCAGAGTCTTCCGGTATTTCATAAAACTTTTTAGCTATTAATTCTGATATTAGTTGTTCATTATTTGCTTGTTTTTCTCTTTTATACTCATCACGTAATAACTCTCTCTGTTTTATTTTGATTTTGGAGTCAGGTTTAGAGAGGACAGCAACAGATTTTGGTTTTGCTTCTTTAATTAAATCCTTTAATCCCGTGTCTGACATTGAATGTGTATTAAAACGAATATGCGATTTTTCTATTCTTTGTAATGATTTTCTCATATTAATTATTTGTCTAATTAATGGTTCTAAACTATTAAATATATTAATTATTTGTAATTTAAGTATCGGATCTGCTGCTCCTTGTATATAAGTTTCTTTAATATATTGAAATTGTTCAATTGTTTTTAACTCTGGATTCTTATAATGTTTTAATACATAAAATGTAATATTTATAGTAAGTTGATCAGAAACATTTTCGACTTCCAATTGATGAACTTTTATTCCTATTAATTGTGCTATATTTTGTTCAACTTCTGCTTTTTTTTTTCTTTTTATGTCTTCCAATAGTCGTAAAATAGTTGGGTTAGATGTTGTTTTTTGTATTAATTTTTCTTTAACTAATTCTTCTCGGTGTCCATTGTCTGACGTTGAATGTGTATTAAAACTAATTCTTTTTACACCAAAATTACTCATTTATATTATAATTTATTTTAATTTATACTATTATACAATTGTAAAATTCGATATTAATTATATCTCCGATTATATAAAATTTAATTATGGTATTATTAATTATAGAATCATATATTTTTACAGTAAAATAATAATCGTATAATTTATTTATTATTAAACTTACTCCGTCGATTGCAACCCGAGTTTTTCCTAAAAGTAAATCATAATATTTAGAATCAAATATTATTTCTAATTCAGTTTCAGTTTTATTTTTAATTAGTCCGATTGTGTCTATATTTCCTGTAATATTATATTCATTTTCTATAATGTCACCGGAGTCTATAAGACAATTAAATAATTCTATATTACATATTTGTTTAAAACAAGAAGTCTTTTCAATTTCTGGACTTATTATAAAAGAACAATTATTTTCATTTACAGTTGATACTTGTAAGCGACACCCGTTTATACATATATATTGTCCTTCAAAAAATTGTTCATTTAATTCAAGAGTAATTATATTATTATTTTTATTAATTTTTTTTATATATTTAATTATTCCAGTAAACATTATTATAATTAAAAATGATTAATTTCTTTAATTCAGTTATACTTATTTTGTAAATCAGAACATTCTTAGTATAGTTTAAATATTTGAATACATTAGTACCACGGTTATAAACTAAATCTTTTATATCTTTTTAATTTTTCTAAATAATAATTATATAATTTATTACATATTAAATTTGGATAATTATACAATACATATATTAACATTGCTTTATAATCACTTAATGTAAATATTCTTTTTTGTTTTGTTAATATATATACCATATCATCAGTATTATCGATAAATTTAATATTTATTTTTTTTTGTTTTAAATATCCATCTATTAATTTTTTTTTTTGTGTTTTATTTAAAATACTATATAATGAATAAAACAGATTACTACCATTGTCAAAATCAAACGCACCCTTTAAAGTTGTATATTTATCTGGGTATTGTAACATCTCTGTATTAAAATATGACGTGTATAAATTTTGAATCAATCTCATTTTATCAAATTTATCAATTTTGTTCAAAGGCTGATGATGACAAATTATTTTTATATTCATTAAAACTTTTTCAATTTCTTCAATATTATTGGGTTTTATAATTACATAATTATTTATTTTATTCATCTCATATATATATTGTAATATCTCATCCGGGAGTTCGTGTTCCATTTTATATCTATCTTTCGGTAAATTGGACATGCTTATATAATCACATATTTTTATTTTAATTCATTTACATTCAAATTATAAATATACCCACGTGTGGTTATCATTGTAAAAATTGAATTAAAGTAAAAATTGAATTAAAGTAAAAATTGAATTAAAGTAAAAATTAGTAAAAATTTAATTAAAGTAAAAATAAGTCCAGGTCAGTATTTTTTTTGATATTCATATTATATAATTCATCAAATTCCAAACCTTTCAAATTATGAGTATTTTTTAATAGAAGAGCATTTAATTGATTTTTAGATAAATTTATATTTTTATATTCGTCGAACGCTTCCATTGATACAGGACACAATTCCGTAATAAAATTTTTAATTATTTTAGCATATTCTTTAATTTCTCCTTGTGCATTAGTTGAATCACGCAGTTTAATAAAGTTAAATAAATTATGTAAATCAGTACTCCAATAAAATTCTGTATATAAATTTTGTGGTAATCCAATTCTTGCTATTTCACGAGATACACCTAATTTAATTAATTTATTATATAATTCGTATTGCGAATAACTATTATTCATATAATCATAAAATATTTTTTTTGTAATATCGTTTTTCAATAAATCGTTCACCCCAGACAATTGTTTGTTTACTTTACTTTGATTAAGAAGTTTGATTGGAAAATAAAAATCGGGATTTAATTCTGAGTATCTTCCAGAAATTTCATTATAATTACCCATCCGATGTCGAAACCATTGTCTTGCAACAAAAATCGGCGCTTTAATATGAAATTTAAATTTCACCATCTCAAATGGGCTTGAATGACGATGTTTATAAAGATAATGAATTAATTTTCTGTCTGTCTGGTTATCTTTTAATCCCTGAGAATAAGACACTCTCGCCGCCTGAACAATTGCGGAATCACACATTAAACTTTTTGCTTCATCTGTAATTACTCTCGGCATACAATCTATAACTTTAACAAGTCCTTTTGAATCTAATACAGGTGAATTTAAATGAGAGAGTGGAATTGTATGTAAATTCCGATTCATTTTAAGAATACTTAAATAGTTCATTTTATTATAACGTGAGTACATTGAATGATTTCTAATATATTTATTAATTCAAAAACTGTTTAAGTAATTTTTACTTACATTCAGTAGGTCTTATAAAATCTAATATACAACCAATATAATAACCGTGGATATGTAAATGTGCACAATTTAAATTAAATTGTGTTTGTAGAGGTTTCCATACTTTATGATTAATTTCTTTATGTGATAAACCATTTAATTTAACTGAACAACCAGGTTCAATCCAACAATCATTTTTATTACAAATTACACTCTTATGTGGTATCACGGTACATTTTATGCCACAAGTTAATAATGTAGATAATACATCATCACAATTTATATATTTAGAAGAAATGTTTAAATCTGATGTTGTTCCATCATATACAGGTTTCATTAAATTAATTACATATTTTATATTTAAGTAATTTAGGTAATTTAAGTAATTTAGGTAATTTAAGTAATTTAGGTAATTTAAGTAATTTAGGTAATTTAAGTAATT